GAAACTTTGATATATCTCCAGTTATTTGAGAGACTAAAGGATCAGTGAATTTAGATGCTTGACCTGGCTGTAACATTCCTAGACCACCTGTCAAAGCCTGTTGAGCAGCTAAACCTTGTTGTGAAGCTCCTTCAATAAAAGGCTTGTAAGCTCCAGCCATTCCTTCGCCTAAATCTATTGCGTCTTCACGAAGTGGATCCATACCAGCTATTTGATAATCTGGTAAACCTAAAGGAGAATCAAGTAATCCTTTAGTTTTTTGTGTGTCACCATCAAACTCACCAAAGCCTGTTTGCAATAATCTTTTTTGCAAACCCTCAAGAAAAGGAGGTAATCGTTGTATATTTTCATAGGTTTGAGTTGCCATTATGCTCTAGCCTCCAATTTATCCATCATATTATAGGCTCTTTGGATACCTTTTCTTTGATTACCATCACCTAAACCTTTTACTGCATCTTTTGTTAATACAAATTCACCCGCCATAAGCATAGCAGGAACATCATCTTTACGTCCAGAACCTTCGCTTGGATCTATACCACCGTTTCTACGAGGAAAACCCATAGGCCCTCCCATATTAGCATATGTTATGCCACCCAATCTTCCGCCAGGTCCTCCATATCCAAAAGGTCTTCTCTCAAATTCTGATCTCATATCGTCTTCATCTTCACCGCCAGCTAATAATTGCATAAGCAATCCAGCAGTTAATCCTTGTCCTAAACCTGATCCTAAAAATTTACCTGTAAGACTATCATCACCTATACCCAACATATTTAAAAAACTACCAGAGTTACCACCACCTGTGGCTACTTTTTTAATGCCTTCAGTTGCTGCGTCAGTTGCTGTTTTTTCAGACAATCTTTTAACTGCTTCGTTAGCACCTCTATTATCAAGAAAAGCGCCGCTACCTTGACCCATAGTACCAGCTTTTGAAGCTCCAACTTGTGTTGCGGTTGATCCAGCTTCTGCGCCACCACCAAACATTGCACCTAAACCACCTGACAACAATCCAGCCATGACAGCATCTTTTGTTTTACCACCACCAAGTTTACTTGCTAAAGCTCCTGTCAATGCTCTTGATATAAATGGATTGACAGCAGAAGTACCGAACAATTGTCCTAAACCAGCCCCAACAGAAGGCCCTGCAAACGCACTTATTGCAATTGGTGCTATTTTTTTAAGTAATTTACCTAAACTCATATCAATACATTACCTTATTTTAGATATTTGTTCAATCCTATATCTGTGTTATCGCACTTGTGGTAATTCTAGTCTTAATTAATTCTTGTATACTAGCTACAACAAGAAGTCTGTTTGCAGTTCCTGCTTGTACTTTTACTACATCTCCTGGTTTCAAAATTAAATCTTTTGTTAACAATTCTTCTGTAGCGTGACCCGCAACGGTTTTTTTAAATATCGTAAATGTATTACTAGAAGAATCTGTTATAGTAACCGTTATAGTATCACCATTATTGCTATCATCATGCACTAAAATAGAATTTATAACAGAGGCATTAGATTCAGCACCGCTAGGAGCTGTATATAAAACAGTAGCGTCAGTTGTTGTTAAATCAACTTTTGAATTTGTTAAACCTTGTATATATTGAGGAATACTAGTTACTAACATTAACGTCTACCATCTTGTCTTATATTAGCCCTTGGTGTACCAAGTTTATATTTAGTGCCTAAAGAAGTTGAATCAATCCGCAAAGCAAAAGATCTACCTCGTAGACGATAATTTAATTTTTCTGTGAATTGTTCTACTGGACTAGTTGCAGTTCTTTGTGCATTACCAGATTGTGATTGCAGAAAGTTACCTCCAGAAAAATTCTTAGCCTTAACAGTAAAATCTACATCGGGATTAACGCTAGTTGATCCATTAAAAGTAATATCTGGTATAATCTCGCTTAAAAAAACGTACTTTTCTCCCTCACCTATATCTACAGGAGCAGATTCAATAAAAGATGTCATTGCAGAGCCATCATCATCGTAACCTACTTCGTGGTTATATAAATATTGACTACCAGTGGCTTGAGGTAAAGTTCTAATCCCTCTGTCAAGCCATGCTTGACGAGCCATTGTTCCATAGTACCATACTTTTTCTGAATAATTATAAGCAACATATTTATCTATTTCAGTACCAGCAGATGATGGATAAAACCACAAAATCTCACTAAATTCTGAATTAATACCTGCATGAACTTTATCACGTTCTTCAAAGTTAAAATCTAAAAAAACTTTATCTTTTACACTACATGGTAGTTGTATTGTTTGACCACCGCTGTATATATAAAAAGTATCAACACCCATCCAATAGACAGCATCCTCTACCGCAATAGCAGAAGATGGACTCATAATGGTTATATTCTTTGATAGTTCTTGCAGACCAAAAGTAAATGGAGGTCCTATAAATTTCATAGCGTGTAATGTTTTGTTTGTAAAAACAAGCAACTGTTGTTTTGTTTCAACAGCTTGAACAAAGGTCGATCCCCCACCAAGTCTTAAATCACCAGCAGTATTCGTTGCAGATGGGAACCAATCCAGAGGATTTTCTTGAGATGAAAATCTAATTAACAATGGATCTTGCACTCCATCACCTTGAGTTGATGTGTCACTAGCTCCTAGACCATCACACCCAAAAGCAATAACATGTCTATCTTGGTCGGATACAAGAACTTGTTTAGCCCTTTGTGGAACACTTCTCGGTGTTCCAGGTATAGTGCTTAATTCTACAGCTCTACCACTTAAACCATTTGTTTTATCCCAGTAATAAATAGCTCCATCTCTTGGGTTAAGTATTAAATCTTCTCCAAAGTTATCATGTGACCATAACCTAATCTGTGCGCCAGGAACCGTAATCGATGCTGCACTACCCCATCCTACAAAGTCATCTGTAGAAAGAGTATTACCTGTAGCTAATCTAACCAATGATCCATTGTCATGTGTTGCAGCCGTTGTGCCACTATGTCCACGGGTCACTGTCATTGTGTTATCATCCGCAGAAGCCGTAATAAGCATTAACTCGTTATCAATTAAAACAACATCGCCTTCTGTGGTCATGCCTGTCTCATCAACAACATCAACGCCTGTTTCACTTGCATCGAGAGCTTCATTTAATGTTGTGGACAATGCACTACTAGTTGTTCCACTCCATTGTCCAGCACCCCAACCCGTACCACCAACTGTCACATCAAGACCTGTGTTTAACTGATATGATCCAACAACACTACCACCACCATTTCCGCTATCAGAGGCATTGGCTGCAATGGCAGAAGTAATTGTGTACGAGTTAGAGCTTACAATGGATGTGATTTGATATTCTTTATTAAGAACGGCAGCTGTTATATTACCACCTAAACTCACAGCACCAGAAAAAGTTACAAAATCATTTTCGTTAGCACCATGTGCTGGATCTAAAACAGTTATTGTTGTTGAACCATTCGTGGCTGAAAAAGTTATATCTCCTGCACTGGTTGTGGCTCTAATAGGCGTAATATCATTGAAAGATTGTCCTTCTTCAATGTAATATTTTAATTGCGTTCCTATACCTAAAAAATCAGAACCATCAAGAGCAACCCAATTATGCAATCGTCTGGCAGAACCTTGAAATGTTTCTGTAGTATGTTTTGCCCAACCACCTATCTTTTCTGGAAAACCAAATCTAAATCTTACTTTATCACCATCAACATATCCACCTTCATTACTTTCAGATGTTATGTCTGACACAACTCCTGGTTTAAATTTTAGTTTTGTCATAGGCATTATAAAGCACTCGCAGATAAGGTTCCTGTATACTCTGCCACACTAACGCCTCCAGTGCCATCGTTAACTGGTTTTAATGCGTAAGGTTGACCACTTCCGTTTGACCCAGATATAGTACCCGTTACGCTAAATGAACCATCTGTTGAATCTCTGTCTACAGTATTTGTAGCACCAGCAGATACTGTTGCACTAAATGGATCACTACCAGTTAAAGTACAAGATATTGCTAAATTGTTCGTAAATATAAATCGTCTACCTGCTGTTGGGCCATTTATGTCTATGTTTTTAATTGCGTTAAAAGCACCTCTGCCCTCGTTCATCGCAAAAACTAATTTATCATTATTTACATCTACAAAAGCATAAAAATCAAAAGTGCCTGAGTTACCATTATTAACACCTTGAATTACATTATTCCATTTCATAAATCTATATGTCTTACTATTTATAGTGTGTGTTGTATTCACACTTGGTCGATTTGCAGTTCCACCATCAAAAGTACCTGTACCTCCAGTTCCACCCGAAGTTGATGGGCCCATAATACGACCACTTATTTTAGTGCCATCTTCCATAAAAGCATGAGTGAAAGACATACCAAAATCAGATCTATCTAAATTTGTCATAGCCGTTCCACCAGCGATAGTTGTATAACCCGTTGTGTAGTATGTTCCATGAACTAAAAAACCTTCATTAGAATTACTTGAAGGATTTTTAACAGTTGTGTTGCCATCACCAAAAGGACTAAAACCAGGAGGAGCACCCAAAGATGTTCCACTTACATCAACATCAACATCTAATAATAGAGTATCAAAAGTATGTGTATCTGTCTGTACAACAACTGTAGAGTTATCCGCCTCACTTATCGTGGTTGTACCAGAGTTTCCAGTAGAACTTTGTGATGATGTAAATGTTTTTAACGTGGACTGCACATTACCACTTCCTTTAAGTTCTAGTGTTGTACTAGAGTTTGTTGTCAGTGGCGATCCACTGGAATTAATTATGTTATTACCATTTGTATCAAGTATTATTTTTTTGTGTGCAGAATCATCATCTAATGTCAAATTACCAGAAATGTTAGTTGTTAACCTAAAAAACTGTATGGGTAATTTACTTTTAGCTGTTCCAGCTTTGTCGTTTAAATTACCTGCCGAACTTACTTCAGTAAATCCTAAACCTGATATTAATGGTATACTCATTTAACACCTAAAATTTTACTGTTTCTGTGAACGAGAACCCAGAACCATTAAATATGCCAATTCCTAATTCAGCACTACTTCCTAAAGATATGCCAGATGAAGTAACAGCACCATTATTTGTCCAATCTATTGTCATGCTATTTGCAGAAGTTGTTTTATCAATAATTACATATTGTCCTGCAACTAGATTTGTTGTAGCCACTCTCACTGTTTGGCTGCCACTAGAAACTGCAAGAGGTTGATAAACGGATGTGGCTCCACTTGGTGTTACAGTTACAGTTCCTGTAACAGATAATGCACTTTTTGCCTCTACTAAGTTTTGATTAAAGTAAGTGCTTAAATCAGTAACAGCCGCCTGAACCATTGTGCCATCATCGTTAAGAACAACTCTATCCGCATCAGCTACTGTTGTTGATGTAGCACTTGTGTCTCCATCAACAATATTTAGTTCTGTTGCTGTCGATGTAACACCATCTAATATATTTAATTCGGCTGCGGTAGATGTAACAGCAGTACCACCTATTCTTGGTGACGCTATGTCCAAAGCGTCTGTTACATCAATAACTGCTGCTCCAGATCCTGCACCATTAGCATAAATAATTTTTTTAGAACCAGCAACAACAGATACATTAGCACCAGAACCTTGTGTAAAAGTTGCTGTTTGGTTTGTCGTATTATGAACTATGTAAACTTTGTCTTGATCGTTTGGAGATATAGTGATCGTGTTTGTGCCAGAAGGAGACCCTCCTAAAATAAGAACTTTATTACCACCTTCTGATAAAGTACCATCATTTGTTGTTAATGTATGTGTTGTGCCAATTAATGATATAGAACCTACACCATTAATAGCTCTGTCTATAATTTCTAAGTTATTATTTGTGGTCGTACCCCATGTACCAGCTTGTTCACCAGCACCTATTTTTTCTATACCACTATTTGCTGTATATGTACTTGCCATGTTTACCTCACTCTATTTCTATCTCTGTCCAACTTTCTGATCCAGAAGGGGTCACTGTTGTCCATGTCTCTGTGCCACTTGGTGTAATGGCTGTGTAAATCTCTGGCGTTGCACCTGCATTTATCTCTTCAAACAATAAATCCCCAACTGACGCTTGAGAAAAATTTAAATCTTTGGTCGCAACACCTGATCCTATCATAATAGCATTTGATGTTTTTGTAAATGCAGACTCTATTTCAGACACACCTAATCTTGCTCTAAGACCAGCTGATGTCATTATGGTGTCGGTGCTTAACTCTGCATTTGCACCTGCACTTATATAAATAGCATTTGATGATTGGGTAAAGTTACTGTCTACAGTAGTTACTCCAGACAGTATACCTACACCAACGCTTACAGCAGAAGAAATAGCTGTTTGCTCGGACACACCTGCTAATAGAATACTTTGATCCGATATGGAGTATTCAGATAGAGCAGATGCACCTAACATTAGCTAGCCTTTTCTTCTTTAGGCTCTTCTTCACCTTTAACAGATTGTATCAATGAGTTTGTAAAAGCATTTTGAGCCACAGTTACTTGGTCTAATTGAAATTTTAGACTGGCGGCTTTGGTTTGTAAGTCTTTTATCTGATTGATAAAATAGTTCTGGTCTTGAGATAAGTCTTCTTGATTATACTCTTTACCATCAATAGTGATTACGTTTGTTTTTTCCATTTTATTCTCCTTCTAATGTTGTTATTCTTGCTTCTAAGTCTTCTATCTTTGCGATAGCTTCTTTCAATGCACCTGTTAATAATGGTACTAATTTTGATTGGTCAATACCTTGTGCATCAATGTTTCCATCTTCATCTACGGCATCCTTTACACCACTTACTGCTTCTGGAATTACAGTTTGTGCTTCATGAGCAAGGAAACCATCTACTGTTGTGTCTGCATCTGCAATAAAGTTAAATCTTTTAGGTGATAATTGCTTTACTCTATCAATAGCACCAGTCATATCAACAATGTTTTCTTTTAGTCTATAATCTGAA